TCAATCAACAACCGATCTAGAACTAGCTCAAATGCTTCAGTGGCTTCGTCAATCAGGCGTTCTTTGTCACCTTCGTGCAAATAGTCGCTGATGTTATCGCCAGCCCAGAAACGTTTACGATCACGTTTCATAGCGAATCTGATGCTGTCACCAAGATAGCGACCCACTTCATAGTCCTTGTCGCTCAAAGAATCCAAGGCATTCGGCACAGCATCTTCATAGCCAGGATGATACGGTGCTTCTGCTACCAGCCGGCTTTGTTTGAGTACGTCAAATGTGTCTTGGCTTTTACCGGGCACGGCGTTTTGTAAATCTTCTGATGTAAATGTTGTCAAAGTATTTCTCCGAGTTAGGGTCGAGGATGACCAGTCTTGTTATTATTGTAACTGTTATTTAGACGATTGTCAAGTTTTTATATGTATTTTCCGACAATCAGGATATGTTACTTGTTGGTTTTGAGGTTTGATATTGGGCAACATTTCCAGACCTTTGACCGCATCTTCGATGGCAGGTCTATAGTGGTAGCCAACTACGAACTCTTGTTGATCTTGCCAAGGACTGACCGTGAGATCTCGTCCATCATATCTTTGTCGCAGTAACATCTCATAAGCCTTGGCATCATCTAACAATATAGCACCGCCATGACCGATTTCCAAAGGTTTTGAATAACCAAAACTCAGGCACATCATTGATCCAGGCCTATACATATTTGGTTCTAACCTCCTGGCACTGTCCCATACCCTGGTATTGATAAACTGATATTCACCAATCCACTGTTGACTGTCGTGATTGAGGTATTCAAAATCAATACCTAGTTTATACATGGTCATTGGTACACTGAGATATGTGTACGGAGTAAACTGACATTCTTTCACCCGCTCATAGCGCAGACACAGTTCTATGGCATGAGTACAGCAATCAGTCATTATGGCATAAGGTGACCCGGTGTACTTGGCCAACGCCTGTTCAAAGTCTTTGATGATACTTAGATTCATAGTTTAACACCTGTGATTTGCATAGTATATCTTGGCTCGATCCCCATGTTAAATGCCATGTGTTTGACATCATAGTTCCACGAAACATAATCACCACGTTTCCAGTTTACCACTGGCTTGTCATCTATCTCAAAATAGTGTCCTGACTTCCAGTCTTCCATGAATACGATGGCCCTCCAGATACCGCTTGGATCATCGATGTTAAAGACTCTTTTGTATGTTATGTAATGATCTTTGTGGTTGGGAGTGATGTCACCAGTGATCATTCGAAATAAAGAGGCTCCTTGATTAGTCCAAGGAAAGTGCTGGAAGAAACGTTGAGCATAGGCTGAATCGTTGAGATTGTGTATGGCACCATTGAGATGCAAGTTTCTATAGCCTTGAGATTCCCATTCGCGTACCATGTTCTGATCTTTGTGCGGGAGATACTCGTAGGTAAAAGTTTTAAAGTGCTCGTCCCACCATGGATCAATGTGTCCTAGCTCGTATTTCATTCTGACAAGTGATCTTTCTTGATTTCTCTCACTGGACAAGACAGTTTTTCAGCCATGACATTTTTGATGCTGACCCGTTTGTTGTTCCAGTCTCTTATTTTGATAGCACGACGCCCGATTTCCTCAAGCGGCAGTTCGTTCTCTCGACCGCTTTTGAGTTCTTTTTCTAGTTCCCAGATTTCATTATGGATCTGTTGTAGATTGATCAGCTCTCCTGCTACCAAAGATAGGTCCAAATGCTTGGCCTGGTTATAGTAAAAATCAAGCTCGACTTGATTGTTCCCAATGCGGTGATGCTTGACTCTGGCTATGGCCAATCGATCTAGTAGTTCAATAATAGGAAACTGTGGAGTCATAGATATAGTTGCTCGATGGTTTTAGGTGTATCTATTATAGACTGTATGTCGTTGTTAGTTGGGTTGGGCCTGCAAGGTTTGCACAGCGACACATTGGTTTTTTCATAGATGTCATGATGTCTTGAGCTCAACCATAGGTCTCTAAAGTCACCTTGATCCCAGCGACCGATACTGAATGCAGGATTGCCTTTGTTGTCGCAACACACATAGATATAACCTTCGGCACAGAACACAGGAAAGTGATACATCTGATGACAACGCTTGTATTGCCGAGGCTGTGTTTTGTTTTCGTTGATCCAATAAGGAATACCGGTGCGTTGGCTGGCCTGAGAGATCCAAGATTTCAGTAGGTCAGTGATAGGGTGTGCTTGGTTATTGTAGATCACTGGTCGGAAGTACAACATACGACCTTGTACTTGTTTGACATAATCAAACAAATCGTCAATGGCTTGTTGATTGTCATTGTAGGGATTGATCAAACATTTGAAATCTACATTCACACCAGCGGAGATAAGTTCTCGAGCATTTTCTTTTACTCTGTTAAACAGACTTTTAGATGTCAAACTCCTGCGTATCTTTTCATACAGGTCTTCGGTGCCGGCATCGATGTCAACACCTATCCAAGCCAGCTTTTGCAGTTTGCTTACAGGCACGCTGTCTAATAACCGATCTAGTTTGGATCCATTGGTAGTGATGGAAGCAAGGAATCCCAGGTCAATGGTATGCTCTATTACATGTTCATATCCACTTAGTACCGTGGGCTCTCCGCCGCCGGCATAGGTTATGGTATGTGTAGTACCATAACTGTTGGGGCTGTGTGATCTCCAGGTAGACACTTTGTCTAGGAGTTCGATGTATTCTATGTATTTTTTCTGTACTGGTGCTGTGGCTCTATGGTCGGCACTGTTACAGTAATAGCAGTCTTGATTGCAAATGTTGGTTAAATCAATGTCTACCTGCGCCGGAAGTATGGCCTTGGTATCTCGATTGCGCATCCAATGTACGAGTTCTGCTGAGTGATACATCGATTACTTATTGTACCAGGCCCATGCATGAGTGATTATTTCTTCAAGATTATATTTAGGAACCCACCCTGACTGTTGGGTAAACTTTTCTGCACTGGCTGTAAGCACAGCTGGGTCTCCGGGTCGTGTTGATCCTTCGACAACATTAAGTGGTTGACCAGTGATTTTCAATGCCAGATCAATGATCTGACGGTTGCTATGTCCAGTGCCTGACCCTAGATTGTAGATGTCTGTCGGGACCAATGCACGATCCATAGCCATGATGTGTGCATCGGCAATGTCTTCTACGTGGATATAATCTCGGATACAGGTACCGTCAGGAGTGGGATAGTTAGTACCATTCAATACAAAATCGTTCTTGCGACGTATACCTTGCAAGACTTTGGCAATGATATGTGTGGCATGACTGTTTTGACCATGACGTTTTTTGCTGTCTGCTCCGCAGGCATTGAAGTACCTGAATGCCACATAGTCAATGCCATAGGCCGCATGATAACTTTTTAACATGCTCTCGATCATCCATTTACTTTCGCCGTAAGGACTGATAGGCAACGGCGGATCTGCTTCGGAGCAAGGAGTCATTACCGGATCTCCGTATACAGCCGCACTGGAACTAAAGATCAAACGTGTATTGGTCATACCGTTGTCGATCATGAAGTCCAACAGCTTCTTGGTTTTTACAAAGTTATTGTCGTAGTAGTTTCTTGGCTTGGTCATGCTGGGACCAACCAAACTTGTGCCAGCACAATGAATGATGGCAGTCGGTTTGTAGCTCTTGATTAGATCTAAACTGTCTTGGCTGGCAAAATCATCTTGATGGAAATATGTAGAATTATTCAACACTTCCATCCAAGGTGTGTCAAGATCAATGGCAATAACCTCATGACCTTTGTCGGCCAGTTTTAGCAGAGTTTCTCCTCCGATGAATCCGCTGGATCCTGTAACAACTATTGTGCTCATATTACCCCTCAATTTTTCTCACATGATACTTAGCTTGGCTCACATAATCTCTGTAACGATTGCCTGCACGATTCCAACTCTCGCCTTTGCCTTCTAGGATATCCACGACACGATCTATCGTGCCGTTGTTCCAGTCGGAGATCAGGCCCATGTTGTGATGAGGCTCATACAGCAGGAGCTCTAGCTTGGTAAATGCATCATCGATTGACCAGGGTACATAGAGCCTGTTCGGATCGTCTGCAAAGGTTTCAGGAAAACTGCGATAAGCAGGATATAGCACGTTACAACCAAGAGTATCGGCTTCAGATACTGTGTTAGATACCCAATCCTGTAAAGCACAGTTAAAAAGCACACGGCTATCGTTGACCAGATTATAATAATCATTTTTCTTTAAGTTTTCATAAACTTTGAGCTGGCCTGACGCCTCCATTGACCGAGCACGTTGTATATATTCCGGATTGTTGGAACGCAACGGGCCGCCTTGGAACACAGCAAACTCAACGTTCTTATGACGTCCTTGTGCATGATACATTTCGACCAAGTCCATGAAGAAGCCAGGTTGTTTCTCTTGATCGAAGCGAGCGGCAAAACACACACGCATTTTGCGTTGATCAAATGGCTTGATGTTCTGTGCGCCACCGATGCGTTCAAGAACTTCTGCTTTGCCAAATGCTAGGCCACTAATATTGTATATAGGAGCACCCCATCCAGCAATCCGCATATGAGCAACCATCTCTTCGTTCGTGGCGAGAACTCCTGTAACAAACTCATTAACCATTTGTTCGTAGAGTCCCATCCATTTCGCCATACCCCATACATGTACGAAATCATCAGGATCAATGGATTGAGCAAGACAGCGAACATAAACACGAGGACGAGCATTTGCAGGGATCTGGTCCATAATGTAAGGTAGACTCTCGATGCCGGGCTGGAACATATCTTCGAAATAAATGACATCTTCATTGGTGACCTCTCCATTACGCATTATCTGTACCAGATTCATCATCTGGCTCATCGAAAAATAACTACGTCCATGTGCGTCTAGCACTTGGCCGACCGATATAGCCTGTGTGTTGTCAATAGTAGATCCGGGCACATAAACTACGTCGAGCCCACGACGTTCAAACACACGCCGATTCCACTCTGTGAGTTGTAATGTATAGCGGGCCTCATACGACTCAAGCCCCATGTAAAATAGTTTTCTCATTGATTTCCTTCTGGTGGTATTATTACTAAACTAAAAGTCACAGTATCTTTTGGTATAAAAGTGCCGCATCGAAAGGCATGCACAGTTTCTATATTATAATAGTCATAGTGTTCTGTGTCTAGTGGTTGCTCCCACTGATACATGTTACCTATGCCGTTCTTATCTGGGTTGACGCTGTAGTTGGCCAGAGGCATGCCAGCGAAACTAAACCAATCGGGCGACCAATCTAAATGATATGCAGAAGTCATCATCTGCCATCCCTTGGTCAATCTTGCTCTCCAAGGCCAAAACACAACAGTTAAATCCCAGATAGGATCTCCGTTGCTGTGTTTTTCGTTCCACATAGTGCCATACAACATTTCGGGAACTGCTATTTTGCGACTTATAACATTCTGTTCACTTGTAATGTCAACTGGCAGTGGTATGGTCCAACCTATGTTACGAAGTCCTTGCAGACCTTTACAGTACCTTGCTGTATGGTTGTATCTCCAATCATCATCGCGATAGGTTCTCAAGTCACCTCGTAAATCTCGATACCATTGCGGTATAAAGTTTTTTACGGGTTGTGGTGGCCCGCAGTCAAGGTCTTGTAAAAAACTGTCTACCCGTGCTGATTCCCAGGTCAAGTTTTCAGAGACTTTGATTTCTGCAGGCTGGTCTTTCATGTCTTACTCTGGTCGAGGACCTCGATAAGGCCTACGATCCTCACGTTTGAAATCAGGTCGCCATCCTGCGAAACGACGAGCATCCTCGGACCACATGTCCTTGGGCTCTTTACCTGCTTCCAGTTTACGGAACTGCTGGAAAGGATAGCTCCTGTTGTTGTAGAGATCTGCTGGATCATAGCGATAGCCATAGTCCACACAGAAGTTGAGATATTTGTCAAGGTCTTCCCAGACCTGACGGCTACGGGGATTAGGTTTAAACAGGGTACGACCCATGTTAGTTTCCTTTAAATAACGATTGAATTATAGGGACGGTGAGTTTCATATTTGATGAGGCAGCCGTTCTCACCATCTTCGGCCACTTCAATCCACACAGCACGGCCTGGGTAACGGCCTGCTATTTGTAGATACAGATCGTCTGCGATCATCTCGCAAGACTTATAGTCAAGGCTCAGAATGGAACCTTGACCATTATACAGCGACTCGATCCATCGTTTGAACTGGATGAACTCGATGTCCCTGTCATTATGGAACACATCGATCCACACCCTGAAATGAAAGATGTGGCGATGAGGATAACCCAAAAACGATACATCATATTCATCTCCTGTGGCCAGCGCAGGATCAGTCAGCGCCGCAGGATATTTATGGATACCTTCTTTACGTAGTGTGACCCAAATCTTGCGGTCTGCACTTTGCATGATCCGGTCAACTGTTTCTCTTTCAGCGGCAATCATCCTGCATTCCTCATTTCTTCGATCCAAGCATCAACACGAGCCTCAGCTTCGTCTTGATTCATGGCTGGTACTGTGATACGATATGGTGTGCCAGGTCTATGACTGATATCATAGCGTATGGTTCCACTTAAGATCATGTCATTTTCGTCACGCAAGACTGTAAACTCTTGCAAGTGTTGAGCACGATAAATCGCCTGTTCTGCTAGTTCTTTAACGTCGTTCATTGTGTTTCCTTGGGTTGGAATGGCCAGCTGGTTGATGGTTCTAACTTAGTGGGTTGTACATTTTCTTCTATAACTTCATTATAACTATCTTCATCAACAAGGTCAATCTTTACCGGGCCTAAAATGGCCACATGATCGTCTTCGATTTCCCAGTTGTGATCTCCATCATAGAGCCAGGCTGTACCACAACGACCATCTTCATCCTCGGTCTCCCATTCTAGAAGTGCTCTAATCTCAGCTTGCTCTTCTTCGGTAAAGTCGTCATCAAACTCGACCCACACAGCACACAGGTCATCTAGCTCGCAACCCCAACCAATCTCTGGACGGCAATGTACCTTATCTACTTCCATGTCATACACAGGATCATCAAGCTCTCTAAAGGCTTGTCCCCAACGCCAGGTTTCTGTGACTTGGAATCCTCGAATACTTCCATCTGGCTTGCGTTCAAAAACGTCAACAAAATACTCTACAGATTTCTTTTCCAAAGGTGTGATGCGATATAGTTTTGCCATGTTAGTCTAACGCCTTGTCTTGGGTATATTTAGACCAGTCAGTGAACACTGATCTTTTTTGTAAATCGTGCAAACTATGGCACCATACTCCGGGGTTGGTTGCTCGGAAGTCTTTGTCATCGATCTTGAGTGTGGCATTGTATCCAAACTGTCGTATGTAAGGAATCTTGACAGAAATCATAGGAATGAAATCAGTATGCTCTACTAGATAACTCTCTAGCAGTCCTTCTGCACAAGAAACATCAATGTCTAATGTGCAAAGGTACCCAGCTTCGAGACAATCTTGTATCATGCGTTCCCACACACGCCATGCATCAGCATCATTGGTAGCTAACTTAGGAAAACTTTGATTGGCCCCAAAGTAAATATGACGGCATTTATGGAACTGGGCTTGTTGCATTATAGTGGTGGCATCTTGCACCCCCACTACAAACAAAGTTTTGAGTCCAAACGCTGGAGTATGTTCTACTTCAGAACCAATAAAGAATTTCACAGCTTCGTGCCCGGGTCTATCCATGTTATTTCCTGTGAGTTTCGCAACGTGTAGTGATCCAACCTTGCCCACCTCTTTCGCCGGGCGCACCGCAGATATCGCAGGTCACACCCGACATAGCTTCAGCCATACGCACCATGCCATCGATGACATCGTCGCCGCCACGATAGTAAAAACGTAGTGTGCCAAACTTTTCTTTGACTTGTTCTGCTATCACCTGAGGTACTGCATGCCCTTGTTTGGCTCGCCAATCGACATGATGTTGGATGTTTCCGCACAGTTGATTGATGATGTTAAACCACCCATCGCCGTGTTCAAATCCCCAGCACATGGCAGTTTCAGTCATTGGCCGATTTCGATCAGCAAATATCTTGGGATAGTTTTGGCACAACTGTGCATCTAGTTCTGGTTTCATTGAGATTCGAGTTGGTCTAATAAGGTTGTATCAAACTCTTCGGTCTGTGATTCTTCGTCTTCGACTTCAAACAAACTGTTAAACATGGTATGAGCATTGGTAGCACGTTTTCCGGTAAAGCCTCGTGTGCCCACTACTCTTTCCCATATTGTAGCATACTCATCGATTATGGCCAAGCTCTTTTGGCGATCTTGTGCGGCAAATACTCGATCTATCAGCGGACGCACATCAAAATCTGGGTTGATTGGGTGTACCATCATGTCCGGAGATTCGCCGGCATCGTAGCGTCGATTGGCTTCTTGCACTGCTCGGATATGATGCCAAACATTGTGCCCCATCATCAACGCATAGGAGAACGAGTCCCAAGATGTGCGACCTTCTTTTCCGATCTTGTTGAGATCACCTGGCTTGTAGATACAGACATCTTGAATGGACATCCTTGCTGAAATCGGCGAATCTTCAAACACATCATGGATGCCATCTTGTAGCACAGCATCTCGGAATGATCGTGAATCTGTGGCATACTTTTTGTTATCGGCTGTGGGACTCATCATGTATGACCACTTGCCGCGATTGGCAGTTCTTAACTGTGTATAGATTTGTCCATTGGCTGTGGCCAAGAACGGCGATGCGCAATCAAAAGAAATAGTGAAGTTAGAGTTATGATATTTCCGAACAGCACGTTGGATATCTGTGAGTAGCACAGCCCATTCCAGTTTTGATGTGCCCAAGAAGTGCATCCAATCGTGTATGCCTCGTTCCAATAATCCGTCGTGGATCAAATGTACAAGACGTTTGAGAACCAAGTGTACATCGCACATGTTCTGTCCACCCATGCCCCAACCATTGAAATGCTTGTTTGGGTACTTGTTGGGATCTGAATAGTGTTTCATAAGATCATACCAATGATCAGCTTCAGCATGATTACCACCTTGCAATACGTTCAAGATTTTGGTGTCGCCAAAGCGATTGGCAATCCAAAACTCGTTGTTGTATTGTGTGGCTGTGACAGCATCTTCATAGCTGTGAATACCTGATGCTTTGGCAGCCACAGGATCGCGGAATGTCCAGGTAGGAATATCCATGGTCATGCCATAAGTGGATATGCCCATCTGCCATTTGAGAACTTTTTCTCTCTGTTGCTCAGATTTTTTATCTGTGGGGTCGGCCCAGCGTCCGGGCCACACACCTTTGGCGATCTGGAATCCGCCTGAGTCAGCCAACATGATGGTGTTGGGATCTCTGTTGCGGATCATATCTTCTTTGGCATCAAACTTGGCCAAGTCTAAGTTGGCATGGCCTGCTGAATACAGGCTCCAACGATAAGGGAACAAGGCCTTTTGCGGATTCAGCCAGTTCATGGCTTCCATGTCACCAATACCCTTGGGCAGGCGGCCAGGATCTAATCCCACTCCGTGACGCTCGCGACCAATGTATCCAGCATAGAAGCTAGAGATAGCCGGAAGGAACACAGCATAGTCGCTCTGTTTAGCAGTTAAGTCGTCTTGTTCTCGAACCATTTGTGATTTTGTGCTCTTGTTATCAATCTAAATCCACCATCTGCTATGGGTGCCCATACATAAAAATCATCGTGTATGTCCTGTAGGCTCGGTGGTTCTTGTTTTTCTGTTTGTATACTCCACTCAGGAAATATGTGGAACTTGTGATCTCCTACATCTACCAGACGATCTATGCCCAAGGGGCCATGATGTATACACATTTTCCATGCACTTCCAACTACTATCCAATCTTTGATACCCTCTGCATGATATTGAGCATGATGATTGAAGGTTTCTCTTCTATATAGACAAACTGTGTCATTGTTGAAAATATTATTCCTCAATACACGACTCGTTTCTTGTTTCCCGGCGGCTTTGATTAGATCCAGCAACACGTTTTGATTGGTGTGCTCGCTTATGCCACTGGGATTCCAAAGATACCGACTCAATGTATTATACACAGAAACGTCTTGATAGTCAATCTTTAAATCAACCGTACAACACACCGTCGCTGACACCGAAAACTGTTTTAATCGATCTACGACCTGATGATAAAATGCATCGTTTTGGCCGCCCGCATGCCAGCAGTCAATGAACAACACTCCCCAGTGTTGGGGAGGTTGGTATCGGACTACGTCTCTGATCACTTGCTGAGTGCTGGAAGGATGTAATCGTAAACAGCGATGCCAGAATCCACAGTAATCTTGGTAGCGCCGTCATCGCTGATACGCACGGTCTTATCACCGGTGAGATTCATGATAGCAATAAACTGCGACACTGGCCATAGCCATGGACGGGTAAGTTTACCACTCACACCAGGATGGAACACAAAGTCTCCGGCGTGTGTTGAATGGTCACCAAAGAAAAACTTTAGATCACCATTTTCTGTCTTGGCCATGAAGTTGGGTGTTTCTGCATTGGCCTGCGCCTGCATCTTGAGACGCTGGATTGATGCCACAGTGGGCTCGAACTCTACAGACCAAGGCACTGGTTTCATCTTGAACTGTTTGAGTTGTTCTGCAACTACTTCGGCTACCATGAAGCGATAGTCATTTTTAAAATCGCCAACTTTGTTTTCAAAGTGCAAGCCTACCGGTGAATCCACGCCGTTGCGGTTCTGGCGTGTGACTGTGATTTTTGCATCTTCTTTGTATTCTTGTAGGTTCAGTAAGATTTTAAGTTTGCTGAGGTTTGGCATGCCAAACGTGCCAATGAAATCGGCCACTGGCGCATGGAACTTGGCCTGTATTACCACGCTTTTGTCTACTGCGATGGCATCCATCTGTGTTTCTTTGTCTGTGCCTGTGATCTTGACTAGTTCAATACATCCAAGGTCATAACTGTGTTCTACTAAATCTAATAAGTGATCTCTCATATTTTCTCCATTTAAATACTTTCTACTCTGCCCAATGTTTGTCCGCCTCGCAAGGTGGATCTTGTGCCTGGTCTCCTGAGTTCTAACCAACTCACGTTGTTTTCTAAATCAAAACTTGATGCTATTTTAAATCCTATCTGCGTACTGATTTCTTTGACTTGCCTGCCGGGTGTATAACAATAATACGAATTCTCAAAATTGTCAACCCCTATTGGATAGTCGCAGTTGTTATAGGTAAAAATAGCCATGCCACCTGGTCGCAACAAGCCAAATATTTCTTTGAGATAGCGTTCGATAAGGTCCAACGGTCTGAAGTTGAAAAAGTCCACAGACACAATCAATCCAAACTGTGCCTGCGGCAGTTGATGGAATATTTTTTTATCCTGTTCGTTAACGGTATAATATCTCAATCTACGTTGATACTCGGGGGTCCATTTGGTCTTTGCTATCTTAAAAAGATCTGTATCGAGGTCCACTAGATACAATGGATCACAGGCAGTCAACGATTCAGTGACTTCGCAATGAGCTGGTCTAATCTCCATGGCAGGCCATTGCCAACTGGCATGACCTCTCACTCTGTTACAGAAGAAATCAAAGGTCTCTGGCTCGTACAACAGTTTTTTAAAGCTGTGACGATCTAAAATATAGTCAGCTGTATCGTGCAACCCTTCTTGATACATAGTCACACTCTTGGCATAGTACGGTTGTTCGATGTCATCAACGAACTTAGTCAACTCTTTCTTGAAAGTTTGTAAATCAGTATTGATAGCTGTGAGTGTGTTTAGTACCAACTTTTTATTCATGCTCACACGTTGTTTGATGTTTTCAAAATCAATCTGTTGTATGGCCAGGTCGGTTTCTACATGCTGTAACAACCGTTCGATTTCATCGTTGACGTGGTTGACTGTCAATCCGTCAACCATGTGTTTGTATGTGATAAGTCTGCTGAGCTTCATTCAAATGTAAACAAAGATTGGAAAGTGTTAGTGGTATTGGTTTCTCCGGCCAAATCCCATCCCAACACTCCTAGTAAGTTTTCGATCTTTTGATCTACCACAGTGGCTTCCATTTCACCATCATCAAAAGGCAGTTCTTTGAACCATTGTGGGAGATGCATCTCATCTGTGGGATAACCTATTGATGTCCACCCCAAGGCGTTTGACTTGAGTTTGCATACGATGGTTTTCATGCCATCTACGATCTGCATCGAATAGTTATCGTTATGCATCTTTCGCATGTTATTCCAGTTCATGGCCGCACGTACATGTCCGGGCATGTTGGCTTTGCCTTCGCGTTCTTCTTTCTTTTGATACTGGGTAAGATTGTTTACACGCTTGGGTGAACCTTTCTCCCAGCCTGGTCGCTCTTTGAACTCATACTTGAATTCGCGGATACGCTCTACGATTTCGTCCTTGCCTGCTCCAGTGAGTACACGTTGCAGTAAGTCCCACAAAAAGTCCTGGATGACCTTGGGTGTGTCACTGCGTTTCAGGTCAAGCCCCATGGCCTTGATTGATCCTGTTTTGCCGTCGACATCTTTGCGCTTGCCTTCTTTGTCATAGATGTTGACAGCGTAACGTTTCTTGGTAATAAACAAACTGCGATCTGCCACAAGCTCTCGGCCGCCTTTGATAATGGATCCCATTTCTCTAGGACAATGGAAAGCCTGTTCCATGAACCCAGGAAAACTTTGATTCACTTGATCAGCGATTGAATCATAGAGCTGTACACACATTTCTTTTGACCAGGGCATACGACCTTCTTCGACTTCTTTCTTGAGCACTGGCCAAGCACTGAAGTATACAGAGTCTGTGTCACCGTAGATTATGGCCTCGCCTACATGGTCATACTTGCCCGTGATACACTCATTGACAAAACTGTCCATGTGGAAGGCGATGGCACGACCTGTGAGCGTGGTACTCTGTCCAATGCGTTTGTCAAAGAATCTGCAACCCGGATTCAAGATGGCGCCATACAAGCTATTCAAGTTAATCTTCTTGACCAACTGACGCTTGTCCCAGAACTCTTGGTCTTGTTTTGTCGTGGCCTCTTTGAGGCGGGCTTGTAGTTCTTTGCGCTCTCTGTACCAACGTGCCAGCAATCCTGGGATCACGCCTTCGTTTTCATACGTGAATATAGTGCCATTGGCGCTGAGTATCCAGGGCTGATTGCTGTCAAAGATCATGTGCCATATTTCAGCGGCTGAGTGTACAGTCTCTTCACCGTCTTGCCAATCTATGGTGATCTCTGTGCCAGGCTTTTGTTCCATCACAGCAGTATACTCAAGGCTACCAAACAAGCCTTCCCAGGCAGCCGCAAAGCTGGCACCTGAGTTCATCTTGTCCCGGATATACCGGTCAGTCATTATCGGCCGGAGTTGTCCAACGATGGTTTCTGGCGCCATGTTGAGGGCTCTAATAGCCGAGGGATACAGCGAGTTGATGTCAATGGCACCGACCCATTCGTGTATGCCTTTTTTGGGATAAGCAACATAGGCACCTGCGGCTTGTGTGTCTTCATCTGTGAGTCTCTCCTTGCGGTTAGGTACTACTAGTCCTCGTTCGTGTGCTTCATTGATGATTGCTTGTTCTGTGACAGCGACGGCTCCCATTGTAGTCTGGAGTAACACGGTGTTGGCATGTGCGAGTTCGTTTGCGAGATCAAGGAATCTGAGTTTTTTGTCCAGTCTTGCAAGGAGCATTGTATCTTGTCTGTTGTAGTCGATGAATGTCTTGAAGTTTTGATTGTAGAGTTGATCCAGCGTTCCCTCAAACTGAGTTTTTCTCTCTCCAAGCTCATGATCGCCGATGGCATCCAGCGAGTAGGAATGGCGTTCTTCATAAGTGTACTTCCTGTAAAGTTGCATATAGTCCATGTGTACCCGACCAATCAAATCAAAGGTCAAGTTCTCAGCACCAAAGCGTTCGAAAGTTCTTTGCTTGGGTAACTGTCCCCAGAGACACATCCTACGAGTGTCATCTTTGCTCAACACACGAGTGATGCGCATGATGGTGTAGGGTATATCAAAGCCTTCTGAGTTCCAACCCGATAACACATCAGCATCGTCAATGAGATCAAGGAATGTGTTCAGCATGTCCTCTTCACGTTTGAATACCATGGTATTCTCAAACTGCCCGGCAATCTCTTGCGCGGTTTCAGCACTCATGTGTTTGGGCGGAATCACCAGAGTGACCAGTTGATCTAACCAATCAAGATATACAGATATAGCAGTGATGGGATTGAATGGATCTTCAGGCTTTGAAAAGCCACGCTCGGGATCGAAGTCTACTTCGATGTCGAAGAAGCATGTCTGCAATCTAGGAGCATCTTGTCCTTTGTAGTTCTCTTCAAAGCATCGGAACACAGGATTGATGTCCGACTCATAGATGGCTTTGCCGCTTTGGATGCGTAGTTCTTTGCGGAACTCTTTGTTGTTGCGTGTGGAAAATCTTGAAACAGAGTTACCATAGATACTACGGAACTTGCCTCGAGGATCATCGTAGTAGAAGATATAGGTAGCTGGATATTCGCGATACTCGCGAAGACCATTCCGGCGTTCTACTACATGAATGCGATCGTGTTCACGATCAAATAGTGCGTCTACGTAACTCATTGTTCTCCTGGCGACTTATGGCTCGCACATACCGTTCTACATGCCCGTGACGTGGGCGATACGCTGTCAACGCAGTATTTAAAGAGTTTTGCCAACAGTGGTCAAAATAGTTTCCAGCAAGGCATGATCTTGCTGTTCGCGACCAAACTCGGCTTTGTGTGCCAAGCGAATGGCTTTTTTAAGAACACTAGGTTTGATTTCTAACTCTTCGGCCACTGCTTTAATGGTGTCACTGAGACCGCCATTGAGAGTTTCGATCTCATGCATGACCTGCATGCCTTCATTGATGATCTGTGTGAGTTTGATTTTCTGTTCGCCGTTGAATGTTTTGTCCATGTGGATCTCCTTTGTTTTATGATTATACACTATTGTGTGCCAATGTCAATGGGCGTTTCACCAAATACCGGAAAGTCAGGCAAATACGGGTAGTCAGTATAATCCCATCGCCTGGCAGGTTCCAGTTTAGCTTGGGCCAGCCTTGCTAATCCTAGCTGTGCAGTTTCTGGTGTCATGTAATAATGGTAGCCCACGGTGTCTATCAGTTGTTCTGCCCAAGGTTTGGACAAATCTCTACCATCATAGGACATACGCCGCAAGAGCTGTGCTAGTTTTGGATCATCCAGCAGTATCATTCCACCTTTGGTCGTGCTGAGGTGTTTTTTAAACTGAAAACTCAGCGCCATCATAGTGCCTGCGATGTATCCATTCTTTTGCCAATACACCGCGGCATCAATGATATTGGTGTTGCCCAAATAGTAAAAATCTTGCCAAGGTTGATCTCGCCAAGACCAATGTTTGTTCAACTTGATCAATGTCATTGGTACACTGACATAGGTTCGCACTGGTACTGTGATGTTATCAAAGTCAGTGGCTCTGAGACACAGTTCCAACGCATGAGTAGCACAGTCAGTGGCCACGGCACAAGGCGCACCATAGAACTTCGCTACTTGTATTTCAAACTCTCTCACAGTTTCAAACATTGTTTAATACCTTGTTTAAGTTTTCAAGTGTGCTGTGATTGAAACTTTCACAGATCTGATAGAAGTCACCAGAAACTGCATGGTGATAGTTGTGTTCGGTACTGACCTTGGTCATTTCATACAAGTCCTGCGCTGAATACTGATCTAGATAGTCAATGAGTTCAACGATAGCACACAGACGATCAATGTCTCCAGGAATCTGGTCGAAGCTCATATCAAATCCATAATCAAATTTGTATCCCAAAGAACATAGATCCTTGTGAGTATCATATTGTCCTACTGCCACAAAAGCAGTTTGGGCTAACAAACACTTCCAAGTTTTTTCAGAAGTCATGGGCCCTGGCAATCTCAGTTGTTGATTATCTATCTGTTTCAAACTATAGTGGTAACTTTCATTGGTAAAGTTAATGGCAGCTTGTTCGTAGGCAATGCCGTTAGGGTTAGCAGTGACATGATGATGCAGATCTGTACCAAAATCATCAATGGATAGTTCTCGTCCAAAATATTTTTGTCGAAATGTTTCTACTATGTTATCAATCATAGCATTGCCTGTGAGTGACCAATGATGCACATTTTTTTCTTCAAAAAATGTACCGACTTTGACCAAACGATGTTGTGGTAGGACTTTTTCCAACAATGTTGTGGCCACTATCAGTTTGTTTTGACTGATGCGATTGCAAAAGGCACTGAACTTATAATGTATATCTTTGTGAAACGACATACCATACATATCAATCATTTTTTTCAAAGCCAAGTGCCAAGTAAACCAACGCAAAGGAATCACATTGATAGGCCACACTTCAGGATCATAGGTTTTTTGATCAGATAGCACTATCACGGGCTGTGTCAAGTTTTGAAGTGCGAGCCAATCAAAATCAATCTGTTCCATATGCCAACTGATCACATATAAGTCATGGTTTTTAGGCAATACAGTTTTCTTATCGTGTGTACCCCATTGATTGTGCAAATAGAAGTATGTATTTTTTGGCCATACGATATCTTTCATGAGATGGTATCCCATGACAGAATCAAGTAATGCTGGGTTATCAAATCCTTTGGGATTTGGAAATAACATACGGGTTTCGTCGAATGCCATGCAGATACTTATTGGCAGCTAGATTTAGCGGTAACTTTTGACAGTGCTCACTTTTGACCTAGGGGTAGCGAATCCGTCAGTCAGGCCAGCAGCCGGCCACGCACCATAGCGGTCCTAAGGTGTGTTCATGCCCATGCCACCATCTTGAATCTTTCTCGGGGGATGCCAAAATAATCGCACTTCCAATCACTCTGTGCAAAGAAATCTAGATGATGCCATTGGTCTTTGTTTTTTAGTATGTCTCTCCCGGCCTGTTGCCAGTCTATGCTTTTTATTTTTTCTTCCATGTACTGACGCACAAGGTCTACTTCTTCAAAATCAAATCCATCGTATTCCCAATGTAGCACTTCAAACGCATTGCCTGCTCGATCGACCCAGTCCATGCTGAAGTCTAGCCCCCATTTAGGACGCAGTTGTATAAGTTTGTGACACATGGGCATTTGTTCACTCCAACATAGCAGTTGTTCTCGAGCTGAGTCAGCATAGCCTTTGCGCTCAAACAAATAACTGTGATTTAAAATAGCACCTTCTATGCGATGCCGTTGTTCAAACCAAGGTGTCTTGATAGCATGACGGTGCTCTCTGTGATTGAAGAACTTGGTTTTGTTACAGTTGGCAAAGCGTTGTTCCAAAGGACAGAGATCGAAGCCATTTTGATCAAACAGAGTAAAATCTTCAACCAATGGCACAAACAGCATAGAGTCTGTGGCATGACGCCAATACCCATCAGGATTGAACTTATTGTTGGTCAGGCGTAGCATTTCTTGATGTGGGGTACTTGGTGGCACTGGGCCTGTTGGGATTGTGTTGATAGTTACAAGCAGGGTTGAGCCAAGCAGTGAGACGATCCTCTATGGCTTTGAGTTCCTGTTTGAGTTGCTCTTTGTTACCGTGCTGTGCCACTGTAGTTATGGGATAGAAGCGTAGTTGTACATCTTTGAGATCATTGATGCCATAGCCAGCGGCTGCAAACCGATCAGCAAACTGTTTCCAGTTATGCATTTGTGCGGCTGAAGTACATTGATCCAATAGTTTTTGTATGTGCTTGTGCCAACGTGCTGTGAAATTATCAGCAGCCGCGATACCTACATAAAAGTATCCCCAGTCAGGATGCTTCCAAACATAGATGCCAGACTTCTTTGTTTCAGGGGGACGGTCGTTGCGCAGTCTTATGGTCAGTCCTGGACGACCTTCTCGTTGCTTGACCAAGGAGTAGATGTCGTAGAAGTTGTAGGTAACACTACGACCCAGTTGTATTTCGTTTAATCTCATACTGGTGAATACGGATTTCTTGGACGATCCCATTCGCCTTGTTGTTCAGGATAAACAGGATATGGGTTCATAGACCTGATCGCTGAATAGCGGCTCCTTTGTTGAAGCTAGGCGAATGAGAGTTTGGAACCTTACCTGCTTTGCGAATACTCCATTCATAACCTGCCATGTGGCCTGAACAGTCCTTGGTACACTGGCTACCTTTGAACATGAGTTCATTTAGTTGCTCTTCCGTAAGACTTTCATCCAGTTCCTCGTCTTTAAACTCCATGTAATCATATGGACCCCAGAGTTGACCTGTGCGACTGTCTACTTCTTGACCTTTGTCATTGTAGTCACTGTGTTCATAGTAATCGTCACTGCTGATCACTACACCGTCAAAGGTAGAGTTATAGTCAATACCATACTTGCGTGTCTTGCCATCGGGGCATACAATGCCTCGCTGTAGTAAACGTTCTATGTCTTCTTGACTCTTGATGCCTTTTTGCAAGTTGCCAGCGTCATACACACCGTTGTACCAAGCTGATGCTAGAGTTCTAAAATAGTCTCCAGGATCACTGCCGCCACCGGGTGCAAACTCATTTAAGTCTTCGTTCTTTTTGCGACCTTGGCAATGTGCTCGCTGGCTAAAGCCCTTGGGGTTGGCACAGTTGATAGAGCGTTTGTATTTCTCGCTCCATTTTTCATTTACAAATTCTTTGGCTCTCATTTGGTCACCGGTCCTCCTTCGACCCAGGCATCACAAGTGCGCTTGGCCGCACACTTGAACTTTAGGAACTTACAATATCCTAGATCTCCAGCATCTATAGTGTCATGTGGATCTGAACCAGGCTCACTGCCAATGCCTTTGGCTATACAATCCAACATGTCGGGGCTCATATCAAAGGCCGCACAGTTGCCACAGCGATTATTTTTAACGGACTCTATGTCGTTGGTATTCCAACGGTCGGCCAGTTCAGCCCAGTATTCATCATTGGGCTCATTGGGATTCAGTGGACCATAGTGATATTCGTCTATGGCTTTTTGGCGATTCTTCAAGTTGAGATCGATGCTCTGCGTGGCCGGAGGGCAACCTCGTTCCATTGCTTCTAACAAGTTGATGTAGTTTCTCATCACAGTCCTAGCATGATTCGTAGTTTGTCAAGCGCCTCATTGAAGTTAGAGGCTTGTATCGTAAATGTTTGACCATTGGCTGTAAGTGTGTATGTTCTCATTTTTTCTTCGTCGCCACGTTGATGGCTGCTCCTTTTCTTTCTGGGTTAGGATCTTGTCTGCGTTTGCGGGCCGCAGCCGATGCACGACCTTTCTTGCCTAGAGCATGTGCTTTGCTTTGTGGCAAACACTTGGGTTTGCCTTCGGAGTCGTCGCCGCGAGCACAGGGGCCCATGATCTTACCTTGCGGGTTGAACCGCACCCATTTTTCTTTGAACCACTTCTTGAGATCCTCTTCCATTTGCTGTTCACTGACAGGCACACAGTTGGGCACCATGCGGTCACCTTTTTTCTTCATGCCGGCTTGACGATATCCAGTCCAGCAAGCTTCAAGAATCTCTTGATATCTCATTTTTTCTTACCGCCTGTGCCCCAGTTGTCAGCACCTTTTTTACGACACTGGACTAGTGCTCCACTGGCGTATGCTGAAGGCCAAACTTTATATCGAGCTTTGACTTTGTTATAACAGGCATCATGTTCTTCTCCCAGTTCCATATCTTTCTTGTCTTTTGCTCTTTTCTTAGCATAGTCAGTTTGTGGATTCTTAGGCAAAGGCTTGACAGGACGGCCTGCATCTACATCACGCTCACGCTGTCTGCGTTTTTGATAGTCTGTCATTGCTTCTGTTTTTGGTTTCTTACCAGCCTTCTTCATAGCAATGGCAATGGCGGCCTGCTGTGCCGGGCTACTTGCCTCCGCCATGCCTTGATCTTTGGCCTTGGCGGCTGCTTCACGCTTCTTACGGAAGATTTCACGGAAGTAATCGTCATCTTCTTCTTTACTGTAAGGATAGGGATTGTGTTCACCGCTGGGTTGTTTGCGTGGTGCGTCTCCTGGACGGTAATAATCAATGCCTGGCAGATCTTCTGGTCTGCCTTCCGCCATGCCTTGCTGACTCAGTGCTTGACGTGCTTGTTTCAAGCGAACCAACGCAGTGCTTTCACCCAACATTGAATCTTCATCTTCGCGATACACAGCTTTCTTCATGGCCAAGAACTTTTGCAGTGCTGCCAAGTCTTTGGTATATTTGGACCGGAGATCTTCGTATTCACGATCCGAGTCTGGTACAGGATACAGTTCTTCTGCTTCAATGTCTGCTTGCAAGCCTGGATAGATACCACCACGCACATTCTGTGCCTTCAAGAACAGCTTGTCTATCTGTTCTTTCATCTTGATCAGTTCATCCAACTGTGCAATACGGCGCTTGATTGTTTGGTATTCTTCGGCTTGTTGGGCACGTTCGGCGTTGGAAGGACGACCTCTGCGAGCCTTGGGTGTATCAGGCACATTGAGATCTATTTGTGGTTGTGGAGGAACTACCTGCCGACCCATTGGACCAGCAACGTTACGCTGGAAGTCTTGTGCCCAGGCATCTATCTCTGCTTGTTTCTCAGCACTCAAAGGAGCCGGTGCCTGTGCTTGACCTGTGGTCTTGAGTCCACGTAACACAGCCATGGCCTTGTCGCTGAGTGCTTCTTTGAGATAACCTTGTTTGATACCAATCTTAAGCAAATCGCCAATGCGTTGAGCGATAGCTTCTTTGGCTTCAGGATCAGACATTAAAGCAATATCCTTTTGTAGCTCGCGCATCACACGCATTTTTTCTGCCCAGTCATGCACTGTCTTGATAGCGTTGTAGCCTGAACGATTTAAATCTTCGGTTTCACGTATCCGGATACCTTTGGCCTGTGCTTGACCTTCTAGATCAGCGATCTTTAATCTGATGGCTTCTTTCTCTCCTGGTGTGGCATTGGTCATTTGACGGAACAATCTTTCACGTGCATCTAAAAAATCTTCGCGCTGTTTATTGGTGCCACCTGGAGCAGGTTGGCTGATGTTGACACGATCTAGTTTGGTTTGCATTTCTTGCACAGCACCTTCATCAATGTAGTCGTCATGATTGTTGTACTCTACATTGGAGGCATGGAAAGCATGTTTGCCAAAGTTGTAAAGATCTACGATTATAAAATGCTTGTCTCGGCCAAAGCCTGCAACGTCTCCGGTCTTGCCACTGTATTCTACATTGCCACGGATGATTACGGGATCTCCCATGTGTAGTTCTTCACTGCTTTCATTCATGCCCACGGCTTTTTCAAAATCTACTATATCAACACCTTGAACAGCCGCCGCCATTGGATCAACTTGTCCGGATGCCGCTTTTTTCTTTTTCTTGCGTTGTGCAGGACTTGGAAACTGTAACACATTGTCAGGAACTTCAACAGGTTCCGGACGTTGTATTTGAGTGTCATCGGGTTTAGGTTGATCGACCTTTGGTGGTTTCGCTGGTTCTGCAGGAGCAGGCTCAGCACGTGGCTCTTCGCGTTTTTTAGGTTCTGCTGGTTTTTCTGCGGCCTTGGGTTCTGTGTCTTTGGCCTTGGACTTCTTGTCTGGTTCAGCTGCCTTGGGTTTTTCCTTGGGAGGTTCTGCTTTGGCAGGTGCTACTGCGGCAGGTTGCTGTATCTGATTTATTTCTTGGTCTTGCTGGCGCACCTTGGCTGCCAACTGCTGTATCTGTTGATCCTGGCGGTCGTTTTCGTCGCGCAGTTGATTGATTTCAGACTGTGCTTGTTCGGCCTTTTCTAGCTCGTCTTTGACAAACGCTTCAATGTCTGAACCTGCGGCCGCTTGCCTTGCTCTTGCTAGTTGGAAAGCACGTTGTACTTTGGGACTGCGAGCTGTGCCTGAGCCTAGTTCTGCTTCGTTAGAATTTTTTTTTTGAGCTTCGGCTTCTTTGATCCTGGGCATGTCCATGCCAGGTAAGTTCATTTGTCCAGGAGGTGTGGGCTTTACATCAGGCGACACATAGGCTGGAACTTTTTTAGGCATCATACCTTTGGCCCGAAGTTTATCGATGTATTCAACCATGGCATACTTGTCCCCAAAAACTTTAAGGATGATATTGACCTTTTGTGGTGGCTTCATGCGACCAAAGTCTTTGAGTATGGCATAGATCTGTGAACGATAGATAGTGAGTGGACGATCATCAGCGAATTCAAATTCACTGTAAGGTTTGTTGGCCATGTAGTCTTGTATCATGCGTTCCCAGTTGATCTTGCCGGCTGTCTCTGTAGTAGGGCGATCAGGATTGGTCATAGCTATTTCTTCTACCGTTTCCTCTGCCACACCGGCTGGAACATCACCTTCAACACCACGCTGACCCGGAACTGAACCACGGAAGTTCTTTTGTTTGTCAATGAGTTGACGCAGTTGTTTCATGTGCTGATCAAACTTGACAGGGTCACCTAACACATTGAGAAACTCCTCTTGACGACCTGCTTGATTGAATGCTTTGTACTTGCCAAACATGAACCTGGCTTCAGGATAAGTTAATGTGATGGGTTCGCCACCGATGTTGAGCAAAGCATCTTGGCTGTTTTGCACTGCCTGCATCAAGGCTCTGAGATTTTCGTAGCCTGTGGTAGTGTCTTCAATCAAGTTCAATAAATTCATTTTTGTTCTTCCAGGTAATCTTCGTTTTGCACTTGTTCGCGCATCTTACGCTTGCGATTTAGATATATCTCGCAGGCCATCACAGCATGGTCAAGGCTTTCAAACTTTGCCGAGTGTGGTTTGTTCCTGATGGTGATACGGAAACCATCATCTTCGTTGCCGTGTATTTTGATTTCTTTGCCATCGTCTGTGGTAATGGTTTTTACTGCAGGAGATATCTTGTCTGCATCCTGCGGTATCTTGTCTTTGAGATCTGAATCAGATTTGATTTCTTTTGAAAGGTCAGCTAGGTAGTCTCCTAGTTTTTTCTTTACTGTAGATATAACATCTTCTGTGGTCTTGGCTTCTGACAAACCTGAACCGGCCAGTATCTGTTCAACACTACGAACATAGGCTGATACATCACTGCTGCCAATTTCGTCTACGTCGCCTACAAACTCAGCAACATCACGTGCGGCATCCATCACTGCCTGTGGACCATAACGGCCCAACAAGCTGGTGTGTTGCATCATGATACGATTCAGTATGGCACGCTCTACTGGATTGTCTGAATCTGTGCTTTCTAGGAAAGATTTGGTATCTGGATCTACTCCATCAGGCGTCTCGTCTGCACCAGTGTCTCCAACTTCACTGCCGTATCCTTGTTCATCACCTTCACCTACCAAATAACCTTGAGTGGCATTCTTACCTGGATAAGGACCACTCAGCTGTGGCGAAGTGTCACGAGGCCTAAACAATGCAGGCAACTGCTTGACGCTTTTTTGCGCAGAGTCGAGACTTTCTTGCTCAATGCGATCTAGGGTCTCAAGGATGCGGTAAAGATCATTCATGCTTATGCTCTCGAATCTTTAAGAGTGGCTTTGATCTGCCAGGCATACTTGCCCAAACCGTCTTGGCGCTCGGCACAGAAGTTAGCAACGTCTTCACGACCTTCTTGCTGTGCGCTGGAGAATGTTGACATTACCAGAGTCTTTAATGTTTCTGTGTCCGACAACAGCTCTTCAAGCATGAGTCGAGCACGTGGGATCTTTGTTTGTCCGGGAATCTGGCTGAGTTCTTGGAAACGCTCTAGACTACCGGGAGCATAGTCATCCAGGGTACGGATGTATTCGGCGATCTTGTCGTGTCCGCTGTAGGCGAATTCATAGATTTCGCTGAATAGCTCATGCAACTGCACGAAGTCAGGGCCTTCTACGTTCCAGTGGAACATTTGTGCTTTGACATAGTATGCAAAGTTACTGGCCAATAGAGTTTTCAAATCGTCTGCTAACATCGGGTTTCCGTTTCCTAGAAGTCTTAGTATATTTAGCTGTAGGGGTTGTAGTACCGGTTCTTGTGACTGTGGCTCCTATGG